GAGTAACCATGATCAATGATTTACTTGACTGGGACGAGCAGGATGAAATGTCTGCTATTAATTGTCCGAGATTGTATGTCCATGAGAAGTGCAAGAATGTAAGGTTTGCTCTTAGTACTTGGACGGGTAAGGACGGTAAGCACGGTGCCTGTAAGGACTTCGTAGATGTCTTGAGATACTTCTGCCTAGCTGGGCCAACCTTCTTGGATAGAGATAGTGCGGTTCTCGATTCTGGGGGATCCTACTAACCCTGCAAATCTAAAGTCTGGCTTTAGAATTTCAATGTATGACACAAGATAATAATAATTAGACTTGATTTATGTATTACGATATGCAAGATTGTAAACATGAATAACGAAAAATTAACAAACAAGGATGTCGCTGAAAATGCGATCATCACACTTGGGATAGCATTGAAAGCAATTCAGCTAAGTGGAAGTCACATCCGCATTATCCAAGATATTGAAAATCAGATAGCAGAACTAAGGGAGCATTTCAAGGTATGAAGAAATTCTTTCGCAAATCAGATGTTAAGGCACTTGAGTCCTTGTACGACAAGTATTGCCAAATCATTCTCAACATAGAGGAAAGGCACGATTTAGATGATGATGAGAAATCATTATGGTCTACCAATGCATATGTTTCCCAAGATTTTCAACAGATCGGTGAATGCATTCATAATACATTTTTTTTTATAGGAGAATTATGGAGCCTTGCAGAAAAGGAAAACAAAACTGGAACCAGTAAAGAAGACTGGGAGGCACTTAAAAATTATAAAGATCAATAAATAAATTAGTAAACATGAAAGAAAGAGTAATCAATCTATCGCACTACGAAGTGCTTCAACTAAAACGAGGGGAGAATATCCGCATCCAGTTTAAGGACACTATCTTGGTCTTAGCTGGAGAGAAAAAAGAAATTAAACGCAAATCAAAACTTGTGTCATAGACACATTTATCACTTGCTTAATGTATTACATTATATAAGATTCAAATTATGACTACTACTTCAGAAATTAACCCCAGAGTTGAATGCCCATACCGTTGGAAAGAAGGTTGGCCGCAAGGTATCCTCATTGGATGTGGCGGCAATGAGCGGCCATTTATAATTGCCAACCGTTGGTACATTTATGTCTGGGACAAACCAAATCACTCTCACAAGTATTACTGCTTCAATGATGATCTATTCATTGATGACCTCTACTTCGAGAAACACATCCGTACATTATGAGCATATACGATCACCTCATCTTCATCGGCCCTGCAATCGCAGTGGGCCACTTTTTATTCACCATAATCAAATCACTATTCACCAATGAAAATTAAATTACATCATCAGACTTTTACTCTGAAGGCAGGCACTAAAACCGTGTATAAGCTTGAGTCAGAGGAAACCAAAGAAGTTACATCTGAGCAGCATTCCAATGCGGTAGATGCCGCACCTTGGTTCCGTAAGTTGGGCGGCAGCGAGACTCTTACCCGTGGATACACAAAACGAGGTTACCTAGTAACCCAGATAGTAAGCAAATCACCAGACCGTCAGACCAAGGTCATCAGAAAATACACATTTAACTAATGCCAGATATACCACATCTACCAAATTCCCCAGAGGAAGAGATTGAGTATGCCAAGCAGCAATCTTTCATTGAAGAATGGGAGAAAGATATAGCTAGGCAATCGACACAAAAAGAAGATGTGTCCGAAAACAAAAGTTTCATCGACATGTCTTTACATGAACTAAACAAAATTATAAAAAATGGATATTAACGAACAAATACTAAAACGAATATGCTCCATACTGGACATACCGTGCTACCAAGGCCGAAAGGATAAGTTTATATTAAAAATCTGCGGTGATATTGCCGCAGGTAATTGCGTTGTCATAGATTCTGACAATAAATCAATTTGCTCATTGCATCCCACTAAGCAAGATGTTTAAGGTGAATTACTATGACCGAGGAAACCGACAAACCAAAATTAGGCTGGGGTGGGAAAAGACCAAATCAAGACGGGCGGCCCCCACTTCCAGAAGATCAAAGACGAGTGCCACTTCGAGCGAGGGTGCTTCCAGAGACAATTCATTTTTTACAGAAAGATGACGAGGGTATGGGCAAGGCAATTGATAAGCTTGTCCGACTCCGTAAGAAAAAAAAGTAGTTGACCATCTCCGATATTGCAGGTATTTCCTGCAATGGCAGGAACAAATGAACCGAGTAAAGCCTTACTGAGGAGAAGAGAGGTCATGGATTGGCTGGGGCTGGCCGATCACGAAATGTCCAACCTCGTAAAGGATGGTGTTTTAAAGCCCAAATACTTTCGTGAAGGTGCAAGAGCATTCTTCGTAAAACGAGAGATAGAAAAGAATATTCTGGAAACAGAAGAGGTGCCTGCATGAGGTACCAATACGACTCCGAAAAGAATAAGGCTACAAATGAACCAGATGTAGCCAAGTTACAGTCCGAGCTTACAGACATCCTTGAGGATGCTGGACGGAATCTTCGCAGGCGAGACGATTATGACGATGTCCGCTATGCCCGATGGGCAGGCCAATCTGATGACGGCAGGAAACATGAGGATGAACTGGGCCGCAGGCCAATCCCGTGGGAAGGTAGTTCCGACATTCATATGCGACTCGCAGATCGATTGATCAATGAGCATGTGCATATGGCCCTAGAGAGTTTTTTCAGATCAAATATGTCGGTCTCTGGGATTGAGACTAGTGATCAAAAGAAGGCATCTTACTGGAGGGATTGCTTATCTTATTTCTTGGAGCAGCGTATGCTCCCAGAACTTCGTAGAGAAGTTGAGATCCTTGCACAGGAAATGTTTTCTGGCACTCCTGCAATTGGAGTTCTTGGTGTTTATTGGCAGCAAGAAACCATTATGCGGATGAAGCGAATTACTGTACAAGATGTTGTACAAATGGTAACTGAGCAAGGTGGGGATCAGCAGGCCGTGGAGGAAATCATGGGAATCTTGCAAGACCCAGACATGGAGGAAGATGCATTAAACTTATTTCGCCAGCATTTCGCTGGAGTTAAGGATAAGGTGCTAAAAAAAGGAATTAAGGACTTTAGGGAAACTGGGGAAATGAAAATACCAACCCCAACTATCCATGAGAACCGTCCTCGATTTGTGGCACATAAGTTATACGAAGATGTTTTTGTGGATGCCAACTGCACTGAATTAGACCGAGCTAGGGTTATCATGCGTAGGGAATGGTTATCCGAGACCGAGCTACGGGACAAAATTATTTCAGAAGGTTTTGACGAGGAATTTGTCGAATCAGTACTTGAGAAATCAGAGGGTCAATCTGGAGTTGCTGAGTACGATTATCGAAATCCGATCATGCTGGGAGTCCATACAATGGGCAAAGGAATTGAGGGAGACTTCAATGACCTGTATGAAATTTTCTATGCTTATCATAGGGTCTATGATGAAGATACAAATGTTCCTGCCATCTATTGCACTGCATTTTCATCCCATGTTCCAGACCTCTATGGTAAGCATGAAATTTTAGAATATGGACACAACCAGATGCCGTTTGTTCTGTTTACACGGGAACGGTTATCTAGATCAATATTCGACTCCAGAGGAATCTCTGAATTGGTTGCTACCAACCAGTACGAGGCAAAGGTGCAACGGGATCTCCGCAATGATGCAAGTCAAATTGGTGTCATACCGCCATTGCTGGTAAATGCTCGCAGGGGTGGATTAAACTTACTTGTGGCCCCAGCCTCCCAGATCACCATAACTCGCCCAGATGACATTGGTTGGCTCCAGCCGCCCCCGTTATCGGAAAGCTCAATGGAGGCAGAGAATGCAGCCATCATGGATGCGGAAAGGTACTTTGGTAACCCAGAGAAACCAGAAGCAAAGCAGCTTTATCAACAATGCATGGTAAATCGTTGGTTGGACTCATGGAGGGAAGCATTATCTCAAGCACTATCTTTGTGCCAGCAATACTTGGAACCAGAATTTGTAGCACGAATTACTGGCGGCCCAGTTGAAGAAATTGCAATGAAGCAGGAAGATATCGAAGGTAAATTTGATTTATCTCTTCGGTTTTCAGTAGACACTTTGAACCCAGAGTTCATGGAGAAAAAACTGGATGCAGTTACAAAGATGACTCAGTTCGATACTACTGGTGCCTTGGATCGCAATAAGCTTTTGACCATCATAGCGGAATCAATTGATCCAATGTTGGCCAAGCAGGTAATCATGGACAAGGATACCGCCAGTCAGAAAGAAATTGAAGACGAGCAGAATAGCTGGGTTAAGATCATTAATGAAATTGAGCCACTGCCAAAGGAGGGAGTGAACTTTGAACTTCGCACACAAACTGCTCAACAGATTATGCAAACTTCACAAGAGTTCCAAAAGAAGATGGCCGAGAATCCGCTGGTTAAACAATTGGCCGAGAATCGGATGAAGTACTTGCAGTTTGGAATCCAGCAGCAGCAGAATGCTCAGATTGGCCGAGTGGGTGTTAAACCAGTAATGGGAGGAGGTTACTAATGTTTTGTTTTTGCAAAGGTAAGAAAGCGACTCTGGTAAAATATCCAAATCCCATGAGTGGGGATGATGTGAAGCGGATCTTTAATGAAATTGGTGAGGATGCCAAGTTATGGCAGGCACTCGATTCAATCGTGGACAATATGCTTCTCGATGCGGTTAACGATGTATCGGATCCAAAGAACGATGTTACAAAGTTTGCTCATGCTGCTGGACGAGTAGATGCGATTAGCGGACTAAAATCCAGACTAGAGGAATATAAGAAATGAATAAAGATAAGTTTGATTTACTAACTGCATACTATGATGCTACCTGTAAGAGTTTGATTGATTTGACTCAATATTGGGACGATGTTGCAGAGGTTTACATCGATGCTAATTACGATCTTTTTCAAACTGGCTTGCTCTCAAATGATTTTAATACTCATTTGGATTTACAGTTTGCTAGAAGAAAAATAAATCCAAGCAGAAAAAACATCCTTGATGCAGGATGCGGTATTGGCACCACATTAAAATACCTCGCAGAAAAGCATCCAGATGCATTTTTCAATGGCTTAAATATTTCAAATAGACAAATTCAGAAATGTCACGGAGGAACTGGCCTGCCAAAAAACGCAGAACTTTCGGTGGCAAGTTATGATGATATGCCATATGAGGCTGGGACATTTGACTTAATTCTATTTGATCAATCTATTGGGTACCGCCCATTGATAAAAACCTACAAGGAAGTCGCAAGGGTACTTAAAACTGGCGGCAAAGTTATTGTGAGTGATATGTGTCAGATTGATGACCCAGACCCAGAATATGCCATGCAAATAAGATCATTGCAGCACAACTGGCATTATATGTGTTATCCAGTGGAGTATCATTTGGCTGCCGCAAATGTGGCAGGGTTAAAGCCAGTTTACTTACTGGACAACATGAATGTGCTTTTGGATTTTTCTAAATGGCAAGACTTAGTAAACGACAAGCTGCACCAGTTTCATGGAAATTGCCCGTATGCACCAATCAAGGTTTCTGAATTTCATTTTGAATTATAATTATGAAAGATACCCCAGAGCAAAAGTTTAAAAAGGAGCATCGAGCATTACTAAATCGATGGATCGAGGAATCAGACATCGAGGACATGAGTATCGTGAGAATTGCAATGGACGATTTGAATGAATGGTTGGATGAACCAGTCTTGGAGTTTGAGTGCGACATGAATTTGGAGGACGAATAATGCCTTACACAAAAAAGAAAAAAGTAAAAAAGGGAACAATTAAAGGAACTCGTAAACCCTGCTAGGGTGAAATCTTTTATTTTTGCAAGTGACCTGCATGGAGATATGCAGGATCCAGATGCAGTCGAAGCACTCTTTAGATTTACTAAAGAATTTAATCCAGATATCCGAATTTTTGGTGGGGACTTATTTGACTTCTCTCCACTAATGAGAAACGCAGACCCTGCGGACAAGCAGGCATCTATGGAGGCAGATGTGGAAGCAGGAATGCAATTCCTTAAAGCATGGCAGCCACATCACTTTTTACTAGGTAACCATGATGATCGATTGTGGCAAACGGCAGAAAGGCATTCCATTGGAATAGTACGGGATACCGCGCGTATGGGAATCAAGGATATCGAGAAAGCTTGCAGGTCAATGAAGTGCAAGATGCTCCCCTACTCCGTAGACAAAGGAGTTTTGGAAATAGGCAAAGTTACATTTGTACACGGTTATTTCCACGGTGCAGTTTCAGCTACCAAGCAACATGCCATGACCTTCGCACCAGACGGAGGATGCTGCATTCATGGACACATTCATTCTATTCAACATTTTTCAGCACCAAGGCGAAATGGTGCATCTGCAATTTCCGCAGGCTGCTTGACTCAAACGAGCATGGAGTGGAATCGAGCCAAGGTAAATAGGTTGGCCCATGAGTCTGGTTTTGTCTTTGGATATACATCCAAGAAAAGCTGGGCCGCATGGATCATTAAGAAATTCGATGGGAAGTTTATATGGCCATCAATTGGGCAAAAAAGCTAGAGGAAGCAGGTTCCGAAAAGTCTCAAAAACCAGAAGGTAAGGACTGGTTTACGGTGCATGATTTACGAGAGGAAAGTGGGTTCTCAATGAATAGTGCTTATGAGTTCATTAGATCTCAAATGTCCGCTGGGAAAATAGAAAAGCACAAGGGTACCATGTACTCAAAGGAGCATAACCAACTAGTCCGCAGGGTCTGGTACAGGTTCATTTAACTCAACTCGCCTCAACTCCACACTAGGGGTTGATCATAGGTTAAATCGTGAGCGATCTTGGGGAAATTAAACCCGTCCGTTGCGGCTCAACGAGTAACAGTTCCACCGTCAGAGAAGAAAAACCTATGGCAGATTCAAACGGTCTCGCAGACCTAAAAGCAGAAGAAAGTAAAGCAAGTGATGACAACAAGATTGTTAGTCTTGGCGATATTGCCGAGGCAGCAGGATTAGACTCATCATCGTTCTTTGAGAGTGCATCAGAAGATCAACCAGAGCAGGTTGAAGAGACTGAACAATTAGTAGATGAAGTTGAGGAACCTCAAGCAGAGGCAGAGTCCGAGGCAGATTTATTATCCACTGAATTAACGGGGGATGATGAGCCAGAAGATGAAGCTCAAGTAGAGGAGACTGATGGAGTTAAGAAACGCATTGGCAAATTGATCGAGGCCCGTAATAAGGCCGAGACCGAGGCCGAGGAGTTAAAGGCAAAGATTACAGAACTAGAAGGTGCTACACCAGCAACCCCAGACCCTAAAGGAATGGACAGGTTTGAGGGTGTTAAGGACTTTAAGGAACTGCAAGCCAGAGAAGCCGAAGCTGAACATTTGCGTGAGTGGTTATTGGCAAATCCAGATGGGGGTGAATACTCCGACATATCTGGGACAGAGCATGAAGTTGATTACGATCAAGCAAGAAGCTTGATGGTAGAGACAGATCGTGACTTGCGGAAAAATATTCCACTTGCAGCACAACGGTTGCAGCAGCGTGAGCAGAACAGGCAAGCGGCCTCGCAAACCTTTGACTGGATGAAGGATAAAGCTAGTCCAGAAATGCAAGAAATCCAACAGGTACTTTCTCAAAACAAATTCATCAAAGAGTATTACGAGCGAGACCCATATGGGGTTCTTACTATGGGATATGCTATCGAGGGAATTAAAGCAATAAATGCAAAGAAGGCCAATAAGCCAACCAAGCAAACAGTTGCCCCCAAAGCACCAGTTCCAAGTCGAGCGGCCCCAATGTCACGCAAGAAAAATACTGCTAATAAAAAATCTCTTCTCCAACAGGCGAATACTGGTTCAGTCGAAGATGCAGCCTCATACATCGAATCATTATTATAAAATAGGAGAATATTTATTATGGCTGGAATAGTAGAACGGGATCAATCCCTTAAAAGAGAATCATTGAGTGACCTTATGACCATCGTGGATCGTAAGAGTTGCCCATTCATGTCGCAGGTTAAAAAAGGTGCTGCACCAAAAAATTCATTCGTTGAATGGCCACTCGACAAACATAAAGACAATTTAGTTCGCACTGCAACTTACAGTGGCGGCATTTCGGATAACCTTCCAATTGACGGTGCCGACATCGACTCAAATGATTTTGAGAATTACGATGACCGTACCAAATGTTCAGTGTACCTTCAGTACCTTCGTAGGGTGCCTAAAGTCTCTCGCTTGGCCAACATGACATCTGATGTCGCTGGAGTTGGTTATAAGAAGGAAATGGCAAACTCTATCGCTAAGGCTTTAGTAGCTGCAAAACGAGATCAAGAGTCTACTCTTTGCTCTTCACAGGAGACTGCACAGGAAACTAATAGTTCCCCGTACCAGACCCGTGGACTTGGCAAATGGATTAGTTCTTCAGCACAGGCAACCTTACCAGTTCCTTCTGACTTTCTTACTCCTGCTGGATCCATTAAGTCGGTTGCTGCTGCTTCTGCAACAGAAGAAGACTTGCGTGATATCTTGCAAAGCATCTATGAGCAAACTGGTGAATCCGACAAAACCTTTTACGGTCTTTGCGGAACGCAGGTTAAGAAAACCATCAGTAACTTCTCATTGTTCACACCTCGTACCAACAATCTTGTTGTATCGAATCGTGACACCGACGAGGGTCGCTTGAGTGCTGCCGTTGATATCATTGAATCTGACTTCGGTACAATCACATTAAACCTCTCCAGTTTCCTTGAACAGGATGCCAGAGATGCAAACGGTGATTACGATGCCAGCGTTGGACAGAAAACATTATTCATCTTGAATATGGCCCAGCTTGAAGCTTGCTATGCAGAGGAAACTTCTGTTCGTGAGTTGCCAGACTTAGGTGGAGGCCCACGCTCAATCATTGAGTCCGTGTTCTCCTTGAAATCATATTCTGGTGGATTGGATCACGGTAAGTACACTCTTTCTTAAAGAGTAGTTTCATTCGGTTGTAGTTAGCTATGTTCACTCTCGATAATTTGGTTATAGGTAAGGAAAACTATACGGATGCAGTCCGTTTAGAGATCCTATCTGATATCGAGGGTGAACTAGCTAAAGCCGAAGAAGAACAAATTAAATTAATGGAGGCCGAGAAAAGGGTCTCTGGTGGAGTAAGAAAAAATCTACCGTTTGGCAGATTGAGATTTAAGGTATGCCAAGAAGTTTATCATTTCTGGGGACTCAAGTTAGGGTATGAATGCTGGAAAGATAATACCTTTAAGAATGATATGGAGAGACGGTGGGGCGAATTAATTACGATCAAGTCGCAAACTGATAAGGTGGTAGCTTAACATGCGAACAATCCCATACTCCCAGCTTGAACGGGGATTGGCCGCAATTGCAGGAATAGACTCACAGAATCTTCTTGCACATGAAAAGGCACAGTTTGCCGAATACATAAACGATGCCACCAAATTTGTCTGGGAGCATTACCCTTGGCCAGAAACTACAAGAGTCGAGAAAAGATATTTTCGTCCACTCTGGGTTGAGGGACAGAATTACGAAATTGGAGACGAGGTATTCTTCAATAAAAAATATTACCGCAAGTTTGCGGATTACCAAACAAACACATCCGAGATTTGGGAGGATAAAGAAAATTGGACTGATGCCAGTAGAAACTGGTTCCCATTTATAGACCCAGAAGAGTCTAGTGTTTGGCATCAAACTGGAGATAGGTTCGATGTTGATGACTACCGAGAGGAAGGACTATATGCCACAGGAGCATTAGTAAGCTTCGAGGAGAAGGTTTATCTTTGCATTAAGACACCCACTGGTGACCCAACTGACCCAACTAGTCAGTTTACAAATTTTAGCCAGAATGGAATTGGATTAAGCAATCCATCCTACTGGCAGGAAGTAGACACTACATTTGATCGATACATTGGATATGACCAAGAAGGTCAGTCGGTAATTGGAACGCTTTTTAGCGTACACACAGATGACCCTAGATACTATTCTAGCACCCCACTGAACTGGCAACTTGGCCGAGAGGGTGTTTACATTAATCTACCTTTTGAGACGAATGAGGTCTGGGTGAAGTTTAGAGAAGAACCTCCAACTTACTCTTCTGGCGATAGTGATAAACCAGTCCTTAATTATTTAGCCTCCGCAATTAAGGCATATGCCTATCGATCATTCTTAATAAGTGATGGGCAGAATGAAAAAGCAATGCTCCAAGAGCAGATGGCATTAGACTTACTAGTTAAAGAAATCGATAAACTTGTTCACCAACAAGACCGAGGGGTCAAGGGTTTCAAGGCAATAGCTATATGAAGATTTATAGTGAAGGGTTTCGCAGGGTTACTGCTGAAGGTGAGTTTGAGGCTAATCAAAATTCTAAGCTAAAATTTGGTGTACTCATTTCCGTTGCTTGTATTGGTTCACTTGCATTTACGAGCAAAGCTGAAGGAGTTTCATTTACACCAAATAACGCAGGAGGCAAAAGCGAGGTACAGATTTTAGCCGACTTCAAGGACTGGGCATGTAATGTTTTAACTGACCCTACACTTTGTGATCAGTATGGAAATACTACTAATTTAGATGACATTGATATTGATGACTTAATAGAATTTAAGGATTCAAATAATATTGAGGATGCGGTACAGGGTGACCTAACACTATTTTCTAAGATAGAAGTCAGTCATGTAATTGAGCATAGGACAATTGATTCAACCATTGATATTAATTCCTATGCTAATTGTGAAGTTGAGTTTACAAGGCAAGCGACATCTCAGATTTCTTTAACATTTGATGGGGGTTCTGCTAACTGGGAGTCACCAGTGGTATGGGAAAATATGGATGTTTACTGGGATGCCCCAGAGGGAACCAACACTCCGTATTTAGCTAAGGTTTACGAGCGTGATGCCTCATCGAGTATTAGTTTATCTGCCAGTGTAGGTACTGCGGACTACGCATCATCCGTATTCTGGGAGTTCATGGATGTTAACTGGGATGATGAAGATACCAGCACAGGTAATCAATTTTTCTCAACTGTACATAATCGAAATGCATCCGCAGGAATATCAATATCCACCACAGTTGGACAAGCAGGCTGGGCATCTGACTTTGTCTGGGAGGGATTAGATATTAACTGGGATGACAACATTGCAGGTCAAATTCACCAAGGTAATGCGACTGCAAGCATATCTTTGAATGCATCTAGTTCTTCAATTGAAACTGATTTAGAAACTAGAACCGCATCCTGCACGATATCACTAAGCACAAATGTAACTGGTGACATTGACACTATATTTGCAATCAATGCATCTTCACAATTCTCACTATCAACTAACATAAATTCAGAAATAATCGCAGGGTGGAATAGTGATACCACTTTAATCGAAAACTTAACAAGAAACTGGGAGACAAGCTAATATGGCAACATTACAAGGACGAGCAATCAAGGACACTTTTAAGGATTTACTTCAAGTGTCTAACGGCAATAACGGAGTCGATGGGACTCTTAGAAATGTGGAGGATGGTGAGGGTACAACTTCTGCTCTTCAACTTTCGTCTGGAGTCGTAAAAGTCAATGGTGACTTAGAGGTAACTGGAAATGTCGAGGGTGTACCTCATGTAGATTATAAGGGTGCTTATGCTTCTAGTACCTCATACATTAAAGACGATGTAGTAACCTACAATGGATCATCTTACATTAACACAAATCCAAGCACTGGAGTTGCTCCAACAAACACTGGGAGTTGGGGATTGCTTGCACAGAAAGGAACTGATGGAAGTGACGGAACTAACGGAAGTAACGGAAGTACAGGCCCAGCAGGCCCAGCAGGCCCAGCAGGTGCAGATGGTGCAGATGGCTCAGATGCTAATATCGATTGGGCTAACTTGACTGATTCTATAGTCATTAGAAATTCAGTTCCTCAACTTTACTTATCTGACACTGATGAGAACTCTACTGAACTTGGTAATCTTGCGGTACTTGCTTGCAATACTAATGCGTTCAGAGTTGCACTTGGAAATGATTCTGTTTCTAGGTTAACATTAACTGCTTTTAATCATCCTTCAGATACTACTGACACCAATATATATAGTGGTCTTGAGGTTAATTCTGGTCTCGTCATGGGGCCACAAAGGTCTAGTGCATTAACTGAAAACTTCCAACCTCTCACCAGTACTGGTCTATTTTATTTGGATGATGGGTTAACATGGAACTTTAGGGCCAATGAAGCGAATTCATACCACAGAATGTTTTTAGCAAACGAAGGTAGTGGTGGGACAATCGGAACAAATGGTGCAGGAGGTGTTCAGTTTCAAGCAGAACAAAAACTCGATGGTTGTAATGCAGAGTTCCAAGGTAAGCGGAATGTTGGAACACACAACGGAACAAATTACGCAACTACTAATGATTTTCCTCGTGACGAATTGTCTGCTCATCAAGGCAATATGCAGTGCCAAGCAAGTGTGGGAAGATTGTCATTCAATTATATGTATAAAGTTGGGGATACAACAAAGTGGTACAATACATCTACCGCAAGTTCTCCAGTGACTGGATTAACTGGAGGATCAGAACTTGGTGCTATATCGCAATTCTACTTATATGGTGAAGGGTTAGCATCTGCCTCAAACAAAAGATCACTTACTCCTGCTGGAAGCAATATGGATTTAGGTATGTCTTCTGCACAATGGAGGGATATATTCAGTCAGAATGCCCCTACTGTTTCTTCTGACAGAAACTTAAAGCAAGACATCGAAGCTATTTCTGAAGCAGAAAAAAGCGTAGCTACTGCCTTAAAAGGCATGGTAAAAAAGTATCGCTTAAAATCTTCAGTGGAGAAAAAAGGTGACGAAGCAAGAGTTCATATTGGATGGATCGCACAGGAAGTTGAGGATGCCTTCACTGCTCAAGAATTAGATGCATCTGATTATGCATTATTCTGCAAAGACACTCACTTCAAAGTTGTTATTAATGGCAACGACACTGGTGAATCTCAACGCACAAATAAAGTTATCGAAGATGACATTGTTCGTGAAGGATTAGGTGAAGGTGATGTTGTAGAGTTTCAAGAGTTTGAACAATATTCTCTGCGTTACGAGCAACTCCATTCCTTTATCATTTCAGCAATATAATAACAGGAGGAATTAAAAAATGGCACAAGCATCAAACTTCTTAGAAAATAAATTCCTTACTGGTTTACTCGGTGGTAGCAATGTCACTTTTAGTGGCAAACCTTACATTGCCTTAATGAAGTCTGCGCCATCTGATAGTGGTGGAGGGACTGAGGTAACAGGAACAAATTACACTAGAGTCAGAGTAGGTGACACTGGTCAAGGCAACTTCACTGTTGGCACAACTGGAACTGCAACCAACTCATCCGCATTCACATTTACTGATGCAGGATCGAACTGGGGGACAGTGACTCATGTGGCATTGTACGATTCTGCCTCTGGTGGAAACTTACTATTGTTCGCAACCCTCAATGCATCTGCAAATATCCAAAGTGGTGACATCTTCAAAATCCCTGCAAGCGGATTCACCATCACAATGGATTAATTTGGGATATCGTAATTACTCATCTACCCATCCCCTCATCTGAGGGGGTGGGGTTTTAAATCATGTCTGAAGGAATCTCAGAAAACTCTAGTTTAAAAACAAACACGGGATTTGCTATCAAGCTAATTTCGGCAGTGGTGTTTTGCGTATATTCTGGTGCTATGATCATGGCATCTATTAATGCACTGGAATTGGATTTAGAGAGAGTGAAGCATGAGGTAGAATTAAATTCGGAATTTCGTATTAAGTGGCCGAGAGAAGGTGAGTTACCTGCCGATGTCATGCAAAACCTTAACATTGAACTAATCAATAAAAGGTTAACCAAATACGAAACCCTTATTGACGAGATCAGATACGGAGGGGCTAGGTGAGATGGGTGAAATCCTTGTCATGTTTCTTACTGGTGGAGGCTCAACTGCTATGGGTGCAATCCTTAAAGGTGTTTTTGGGATGGTGTTTGAAGCTAGGAAACAAAAGCATGACTTGGAACTTGCGAGGGAAAGTCGTGCGAATGATAATTTCCTTAGATTACAAGAGTGCCTCGCTAAAAACCCTGCTTCAGAGTCTACTAGTCGTGTGCGTAAATCACTGGCATTTTTGGGTGTTAGTTCCCTCTGTGCTAGTATCCTCATGTGTACCGCATTTCCAAACTCGCCACTGGTCACCTTGTCCAACGCAAATGGAGAAGGAACAACCGAAATTCTCTTCGGACTTATCAGTTGGCAAGCAACCCAAGAGCCGATCACGATCTCTACTGGACACATCTCCCTTATGGGAAACCTCACCATCCTTCCCTGTATTCTGGGATTCTATTTCGGCCCCAGTCCAAGACGATGAATGATTTGAACCCAACTATTATTTTAGGAGCAAGTGGCACAGGCACTACTATCATTTTAAATGAGTTAGTGAATCCTGCTCTGGCCACTATTACAGGAGTGCTGACAATCCTCATATTGTCACAGAAACTTTATGCCAACTGGAAGGCAATGAAGAAGGATAAATAGATGCCTCGATTTCGTTCACATGGTCAATTAGATGATCCATTCATGGAGGATGGTGACCCTGCATTCATGGGTCTAGACCAACAGAGTGAACCAGTTCTCCTGCAAGCAGGGACTTTACAAGTCGCAGAAAATGTAAGGATTAATCAAGGAGTGATCTCAACTCGCAAAGGACTCCGATCAGTCGGAGCAATAGAGAATGGAAAAGCGTTAGTTAAATTTCTCGATCCAGTGAACAATCGAGAAGACATTTTAATCATCACTCCAAGTCAGATTTACGGAAGTAAAGCAACTGATATTTCAACAGACTATGCGGATAACGATCAAGTATGGTCTAATATATTTTACCAGTGGTCAGACTACTCATCTATTGATCAATCTTTATCTACACCCTTTGCAGAATCAGATGATGTTTTTGGAATACAGGCATTTGATAAAGTAATACTTTTTTCTGGTGGACGGAGACCGAAAATTTGGGATGGTCAATTAGGTTCAACCATTGTTGATTTACCAGAAGAACCAAGCATCACAGAAGATACTTTCTTTGCCTGTCCTAATGCTCCATTCGGCATCCATTTTGCGAACAGGATAATCACTCCCCATTACGATGACTCGCCAACCTCGATTGCATTCTCAGATATTTTTGATGCTAATAATTTTAGCCCAATAAATACTTTCTATGCCAACAAGGGAACTAGTGATATCACCCTTGGATTTGCACCATTCATGGAAAACCAATTATTGGTCTTCAACAAGGAATCAATTCATTTAATAAATAATGTCCATGCACTGGAAGGTAACTCCGCTAGTTATGAAATCTCTAGGCAGTATGGCATCGCAGGGAAGAGAGCATTCACACAAAATGGATCATACACTTACTTCGTCTCAAGCGAAGGCAATGTGCAAGTGCTTGTACCATCTAGTGACCCAGCCAAAGGTTTGGGGGTTGCGATATCCAAAGTCACTTTAGATCAGCAACCATTGTCGAAACCAATTACACCATTCATTGAAAAGGTGAACTTGGATGACATTGAAAAGTGCATAGTCAAGTACCATAGAAATAGGGTCTACTTCGCATTCCCCATGCTCGACTCAAGCCACAATGATTGCTCTGCAATTGCAGTTTACAATTCCTTAACTTCGGTCTGGGAATCAATAGACACATTTCAAGACACAAACATCAAGATTCTGGATATGGAAACATTAGGGCCAGACCTTTATATCCTGTCTGACAATAATGTTTTTATCTATGATTCAGAAGAGACCGACAATGGAGTTCCAATTGTCAGTAGAGTTCGCACAAGAGACTATGCTCTACAAAGCAGGGATGTAAAAAAGTTTGTTCGTGGATCATTAAATTATTCCAGTGAGGGAGATTCTGAAATGGAAATCAAGGTGCATACCAAAGCACCAGATACTTCTGTCATTAGCAGACAATCTGCATCTAATGGAACAAACAATACTCTTTCACGATTTAATATCCGACAGAGGGGTTATTCGGCATCCGTGGATGTAAAGAATACTGGAGGTCGTATTGACCTAAAAAGTGTGGGCATAGAGGCATTCGTGCATGGTGGAAGGAGTGCTAATAATTATGGCAACTAATCCCAGAGTCACTGTTGCCCGTCCAGTTGTTGGTGTAGAGTTTCAACCTACTTTATTCCAAGAGGCAGTAACTCCAGATATTGAGTTTCCGACTGAATACCCTACTCTCACAATTGATAATGCGGTAATCAATAACATCTCTGGTGATCTTAATGGATTACCCTCTGGGAATGGAGGATCGGTCGCACTGGATGATGTCACAGATGTTGAGGCAACTAACCCAGAAGATTTCTCAGTCCTGCAATATAATTCCCAATCTAGCAAGTGGGTCTCAGTTGCAAATACTGACTTTGTAGATGCAGTGATTGACGGAGGTGAAGCAGACTCAGAACCAGACTATGTAGATGCATTTGACTTGGATGGAGGTAACGCATGAGTGTCCGCAGGATAAAGCTTCGTAGGGACACTCTTTTTAACTGGCAAAGTGTCAACCCAGCCTTACAGGAAGGTGAGATTTCTGTAGTTCTGAATGCACAGGATGGCACTGGTGGAGGTGGCCGATTAAAGTGTGGCGATGGTTTCACATCGTGGAATAACCTACCTTATGTGGACGATGCAGGACTCGATGCAATTCGAGAAGAATACGGAGATGAAGCAACTTTTGAATTAGGATTACAAACAACTTTAACTTAACAAAATAAAAAAATGCCAGCAACAGACATACTAGGAAAAATCGGAGAGAAAGTAGGGACACAGATCAATAGTCTCTCTGCTGATATCGCTACCAACAGTGCCAACATCGCAACCAATGCAACAAACATTGCCACTAATGCAAGTGACATTGCTACCAACGCATCTGCGATAGCAACTAACGCAACGGACATTACTACCAATGCGTCAAACATTTCAACTAATGCCACAAACATTTCTAATAATGCTAATGCCATTGCCACGAATGCTACTAATATCTCTTCAAATGATACGGATATTTCTGCTCTGCAAACAAGGACAGGATCAATTGCGGTAGATGGTAATAGTGCATCATTTAGTGGTGACCTTTCCGCACAGAATTTAACACTTGGTGGAAACCTAACTGTTAATGGAACAACCACCTCACTGAATACACAGACACTTGAGGTAGAGGATAATATTATTGAGGTTAACCTAGTTCCGACTACTGGGGCAGAAACTGCTCAGACTGGTGGACTGCAAATTAATCGAGGCAATGACACAGTTGGTAATGTTTTAGATAAAGCATTGTTTGTCTGGGATGACACTCTTGATTTATTCTCACTAAAAAAAGGTGCGAATGATGCCAAATTAAATGTGGGTGATGTCGATGCTGAAAAATTAATCGTACCCAATGGATCAGCAATTCTGATCAATAATGTTTCTCTGGGTAACTACGCATCTTTTGAAACTGAGTTCTTAGCTAATCTGTAATGTCAAGTATCCTCGCCCAGATTGGTGCAAAGATCGGACAGGAGTTTTCCTCTCGTCTGCAAGGTCTGTCTGGGCCAGATACTTTTTCTGAAATTGGATATGACTCAAATGGGAATGTATCCACAGTAACTACATACACTGATTCAACCAAAGCAACCTTGGTCAAGACTAAGACACTCTCCTACACCTCTGGATCACTTACTGGCATAGTGGTCACAGATTCCAGTGGGACTACAGTCTTAACCCAGACCCTTGCTTACGATGCAACCAGTGGTGATTTGGATTCGATAGAAAAGGATTACGCATGAGTTTTTCACTAAATGCTACAACTGGAGTAATCACACAAAGTGGCACTGACACAGACCTTAGTGGATTGAGTGGAATCACTGGGGTTACTGTTTACGATGATGATCCAACAAGAGGCAAGGTTACCTATGATATGGGTGATCTTAGATTGCTAATTGATGGAACTTTATCACATGACCCAGACAGGGAGTTGATGATTTTCCATCATGACAAAGGAAGTGGATCAAATAGTGTCAATGAACCAGTGTTAAAGATTGATGCAGGGGCAACTTATAATTACGGAGTAAAAACCACTACGAGTGATGGGAAAGTGGGGTACTCCTCTGGTTGTGGATTGATGATCACTGGCAGGGGTTACTCCAACTGGCATCCATCTGACAATGCGATTAACTTTGGTGCATCTAGCGCTAATTTTATTTGTAGAGGTGGAGTTATCGAGTGTAGTAGAGGCTTATACTTTGGGGGAAATGCAGACATTGAAGAAACTGTTTTTCTAAATGCTAGTGACAGATTTAGCTTAGAAATAAGAGTGTTTGGCAACGGAACTATCTCAACTGATCGCGCACAAAATATTGTACTAGCAGGAGGCATTTCAGTGATGGATGCCTACCGCATGACGGAGCAGAAGATCGTATTCCGTGAGGGTGCAATCAGTAGAGTTTTTGGGGAGTATTATGAGGCAGAACTTTTCGACTTTGATGTAAGTAAAAATATTTTTAATTACGATATTGGAAATTGTGCAAACACTGAGCATTCGATTCAAGACCATCATATCGTGAACTCTGCAACTGGATCAGATGTTAGATCGATGTGGAGGAACACTACTGGGCCAGAAGCCCAGATGGGAAACACTTTTATCTATAAAGAAGTGTCTTTTAACATTAAAGATACAAGTGCAACTGGCATAGAAGGAGTCAAGTTATATTTGCAAGACAATCCATCTAACTTCGCAAAATCAATTTCCATAACATCCATCTCTGCTCGTAATTATTCCCAACCAACATTAGCTACTGCAACTCTTAGCAATAATAATAAAACAATATCATATGATTACACTGGTTCAATTGAGTACGAAAAAACCACAGATACAAGCGGAGATATTGCAAAATTTAGAGTCCTTACTGCTACGCAATTTCTAGAATACAAAGTTAATGATTCTTCCGCTACTCAATACTTTAACACTTTCAGTGGAAATAGGTGGCGTGAAACAGATATGCAAGCACCTACTTACCTAGACTGGGACACAGATAGATTTGGAGGCTTTTACAAAGTGGATCGCAGGAGTGATTCCAATTCCAATGCGGATGACTTTAATTTTAAGTTTTGTTCTTATGGACATATGTTGTCCTCTACAACCCAAGCACTTAAAGGACTTGGTGAACTGGAGGTAGACTGGGTATTATTTGACGATGCATCAATCACTGACCCAAGAGCAACTACAGATGCCTATAGTGAGATTGATACACCACAGAAGTTTTACAATAGGGCAAAGGCATTTCTGGTAGATAACTTCGCAGGGGAAACCCAGACCATTGTAACTAGAGATGGTAACACGATTAATGCCAGAGGATATGATGTAGTGGTGGATGATCAAGCGACTGATGTCTTTGCGTTTAATGGAACTACAATCACGATCAAGGCATCCAGTTTTGTCGGAAATATCCAGACCACTGGAACAATTACTCTGAGTAATAATGCCGAGGTCATTGGTTCTTTTGGGCAGAACACAGTCCTGCCTTGGGAAGTTACAAATGTTGAGGCAACTGCAACCCTGCAACTTTTCAATATCACTAAAAACCTAGAGGTAGAAAACTTGGTTGTGGCAGGAACGGCAGGAAACAAAGTGACATCCTCTGGTACATACACAGGCCAAGAAGTGAGCGTGGGTGATAACATACGCCTGCGAATAACCTGCCAAGCAGGGACATCAGCATTTCTGCCCTACGAGGCTTTTGGTATCGCAACCAGTGTGGGAATTAGTTTCGAGGCAGACCAACAGGCAGATACCATTTATAACGACAACGGAATTAATGCAGACAATCTCACTACCCTGTCCGCTGATTATCCAAATGTAGAAATCGATATTTCGGATGGAGATGGGATTGCAGATGCCAGAGAGTTCTATGCTTTTTATGTAAAGCAAACAACTTCGTCCACTGGCATCGAGGAGTGGTTTGGTGCAATCGATGCAATCGATCACATGAATTACCGTGTGAACACTGCCGTTGCTGACATTAAATTACAAAACACTGGCAGCACCCCATTGGTAATTTCTGGTGCTAGAATCTTCCGTGACAATGGAACAAGTATTCTTCACGCAAATGTCGGAGACCAACCCATGACTCAAGACAATGGCGAACTGATCCAGTACATTAAGGGACAAGTTGATGAGTCTTTGGAAACAAAGCTACCTCCTGCAATTGCAAGTGATCCAACCATCAGTGGTATCGACAAGAACTCCAAACTTATCCCTGCCTTACTCTAATGGACTACTGTAGGACAGAGGACGAGATCGCCAAGAACCCAGAGGCAGAAGACTGGTGTAAGCTGGTGGCCGCTGGAAATGTACATGCCTATGAGTTCGCATGGAGACTTTGGAATTTTAACCACATGTTTGATGACTTGGTTGACCGAGATAAAGAACCATCCAAGGAGCAGATATTTTATGAACTAGTAGAGTTCGTAAATCACATTTCGTTTAATCCATTTTACAATGCTCATAAGGAATCCATCTTCCCCTTACTTGTTAGTTTAGCAAATAGGACTTTAGACGGTGATGCAATGGGAGAGAGTGAATGCGAATGGGATAGGCAGGTTGCATGTGTGGTTCGATGTGGAGATCTAGATGTATTCCTGCACATTGCTTATTTAGCAGGTGGTTGGGGTCATATGAGAAAATTAAAAAGTTTAAGAACTTACGATAAGGAGAAATAAGTCATGGGTATGTACGGAGGAGGAGGGAGTGCGCCAGCACCAGTAACAAACAATTATGAAGAAACATTTCAAGAGGCACTGGAGGCACAGGTTAACATGGCACCAGCGTTGTTTCGTGCAGAATCTAATCAAAGTTATGGTCGGCCTGCATATGCCAGAATGGAACAGGAACTCGTCAAGGAGGGACTGTTTGGTAATGAGATAAAATATGATGACCAAGGTAGGCAGATTACAGGCTACACGAATTCACAGGACGATTACACTATATCAGATAATTCCGCAGAGATAAGGGCGGCCCATGATGGACTCACTAAAGCCATGGCTGGCACTCTTCCCCTGTTTGGAGGAGGAGTCTTGGGTGGTGTTGGGTCTTTTGGTGTTACTATGTCGAACGCACTTGGAGTCGGTCGGAAAAACGCTACTGCCAAAATTGCCATCCCTAAAGAACAATTTATTGTCACTGGTAATGATGGATCGGAAAAGGTTTTTAACTCAAAGACTGAAGCACAGAACTGGATTAATGACCAGCAGGGTAAAGCAATCTACAAAAAAGATGCTGCTGGGAATATTATATACAATAAGAACAAGGCAAACTCAGTAGAGGGTGGAACTGGTGCAATTGGTTTGGTTGCAGGAAACCAACTAACTAAGTTTTATGACGGTGATACAAGAAAGGCTGGATTTGATATTGATGGAAACTTCATGGGAACATCGCAGCTTGAGCAAGATATGCTTGAGCGGACTAAGTATCAACAAACACAAACGGAGATTGGTTTAGCTAATGAATTTGGAGGACAATTAACAGAGGCTTATCGCAAACAAGGTGGTATCCAAGAAGCATTAGATTCATACAATACACTAGCAGAGCAAGGCACGGATCACGGAGGTTTACGAACTCAGATGATCGGTATGGCACAGGACGAACTTGCGCTAGGAGGTTCACTTACAGATCGTGAGAGACGAAACATCGAGCAAGCATCTAGGTCAGCTATGGGGGCAAGAGGAAGAGGCAGGGATTTCTCTGCGGTAGTTGATGAAGTTGCAAATAATGATATGTACTCTCGACAGAGACTTAATGAGCGAAGGCAATTTGCTGGTCAAGTCATTGGCATGGCAGATCAAGGTAGGCAGATGGATCAAGCATTTGCGGCTCAACGGATCGGATTAGAACAAGCTACATCAGCAGACCCATTTATGGCAATCACGGGAAGAACATCTGGTGCCGCAGTAGGTAGTGGACAGAATCTGTATGGTAATGCAGCAGGTGGAATCAATGCTGGCCCACAATTGTTTAACCCTGCTCAAGGAGCAGAGTTTATGGCAAACCAGTCAGCAATGATTAATAATTACAATGCAGCAAATTATGGTGCTGACCAAGCTAGGGAGGGTGCAATGATTGGTGGGTTATTTTCGGGTATAGGTAGTCTCGCAGGAGGGTTTGCAAGTAGAGGGAAAGGTTGTTGGGTAGCAAGAGAAGTTTACGGAGAACACAATCCTGCATGGAAGTTATTTAGGCACTGGATGTTATTCGTGAGTCCGTTCTGGTTTAGATCAACTTACCTTACTTTCGGTGAAAGATTTGCTAAGTTCATTAAAAATAAACCAAGATTGAAAGCAAGAATCCGAGCTTGGATGGACACCAAAATTAAGGAGGCATTCTAATGGCATCACCATTTTACACACCAATTAGAGTCAATCAATCTGACTTCTCTCCAATCACCAGAGGTGCAGAATCCTATGGACGATCAGTCGGTGCAGGATTAGAAAAGCTAGGGGCTGCAGTTGGCAAAGTTGCAAGTTCTTACTTTGAGAAAAAAGGTTTTGAGAAGAGTGCATCTGACTGGTTACTTACTCCAGAGGGAAAGAAGTATGCAAAGCAACGAAACCTTGATATCAATAACCCAGAAGAGGCACACAAGCATGTAACTAGTGCGATTAAAGAGGCAGGAGGGTATAAAGAATTTATGACCCAAGTGCAGGGTGAGGTTGCTATGCAGAGGCAAGCTGAAGTGGAGAAAAGGCAGAACTATTTATTTCAGCAACAACAAGCAAAAACTGAAGGTGAACTTGATCATTTCAATCGAATGTCTGGAGCAGTTAAGAACCCAAAGGTGACAGAAGTTGATTCCAAGATATCGAGTGTAAGGACTGACATAAAGGATATTACTCAGCAACTTGAAGAAGGTGGAATCTCGGATAAGGAATACACAAAATCATTTTATGACCTTGGTAAGAAATTATCTGACCTAAAGAAGGATAAGTCTGCACTTAAAGATGTTATACCTATGGGTGAACTGGATCCACAAAAGTTTGCTGAAGCTTATGGCCCAGTTACATCTCCATACCAAGCAATGCTTAAAGCTGGGGCAATGCAGAAACTGCAAGAGAGAAAAGATAAGATGGAACTTCAGTCTCTAGACACCACCGAGAAAAACTTACGGATTAAAAACTTACAAGATGAGGAAAAGGCTGCGGATATGTCCACCAGTTTTAATCCGACTAACCGTGTAGTCTTTGAGAAAGGTGATGCTATGCAGCAAGTACAAGATTTTGCTGAAGCAAACGAGTTGCAGTTGAAACCAGAGCAGATGGAAAAAATGGCCCAACAGGTAACAGTAGTGGAGCCAAAGGAAATCTTATCGCAAAAGAAAATCTACGAGAAAGAGAATCGCATAACGGAAGCAGATACCGTTATTGAGTCATCAAAATATTTAATTGATTTTCTGGGCACAAAAAATGACAAGGGCGAAAACAATCCATTAACTGATACTGCTGCCATTGAGAAATTAGCGAGGATGTTGCAGCCTACAGGCATCTTGACTGAGGATGATATTAACAGAGTGAGCGGATCCTCTGGCCTTGTTGATAGGTTTCATAGGGCGGTACAGAAAGCAAAGGATGGGACACTGGATAAGAAATCAAGAGATGATCTCAGACAGGCCGCAAAGGCATTTAGTCAAGTAGCATCTGAGTTAAAAGTTAAGGGGACTGAGTCTGCAATTAATGAACTGTCCAATGCATTTGTTAATCCAAATGACCCAGCCTATGGGGAGTTCAAAAAGAATATAAGGGAACGATATTTCAGTGAGGAGTATAATAATATCCCCAAAGAATTCCTGCCAGAGAATCAAGCTAAGTCAGTCGAGGAGGCACAAGACGGGCAGAGTGTTAGGGTTCTAGTTAAAGGAGAAGAGAAGGTGGTTAAATTATTACGGACAATGCCCAATGGCCAACGGGTAGTAATGATTGATGGAAAACTTCAGACCATAGACCCACAATGAGTTTACAGGAAGCTAGGGATCTGACTCCAGAGGAGTTAGAGATGTTTCAACGGGCCGAGGCAGAAGAAAATTACATAGGTAAGATGACGGCACTCCCTATGCCGCAAGAAGGCAGCAAGGTGCCACTAGAGGGTGGAGGTTATGCCCAGATAGACCCACTACTTGCAAACAAACCATTTGAGCCACAAGTTCAAGGCGAACCCCGTGATGCCACAATGGATGACATGCTCGTTGACCGTGAGACATTTAAGTTCTTTAAGCAGCAGGGAGCATTTAAGTCCGAAAAAGGTGCAGGCGAAATGTTCATGGATGGTTTAGAAATGATTGTCGATGACATGGGCCAGATGGCAAAAACTTTTCCAGAAAGATTTTTATCTAACTTTCATTTTACTGAAGCAGGAAAGAAGTACGCAGCTAAGTCAAAGGCCACCAATCTCCAAATGCTTGGAGATATTGAACTCAATTACGACATGCTTATTCATGGAGGTAGTCGAGTCTGGGATATGCTCTGGGACGATGATATGTCCGAGGAGGATATTGATAGTTCCTATGAGTTCTGGAAGAAAGTAAACGAGGTAGAGAAAAGAAGACAGAATATTTACCTAGAAAATGCCACAAGCTGGATGACGGCAGGCATGGATCCAGAGATAAAAAGAATGATCACAAGTGGTGAGGTTGAGCCAGATAGGCAGGCCGCAATGGGTGCCTCTATGGTGGCAGACCCATCGAACTTTATACCATTTGGTGCTGCCTTTAAAGTTGGAGGATCCTTAACCAACAAGATGTTTAGGGGTTCACAGATTGCTTTACTAAACGACACAAAACAAGCGATATTAAAGCAGGCAACCCTCCAGAAAGCATTGAACTTTGGTCAATACAAGGGCAAGGGTGCATTTGGCCGAGGTGCATCAGAGTCGGTAAAGAAACAAATACAGTTCTTAGACGGTCAAATCTTAGAGAATTTAGATAAGATCCAGACAATGGCAAAACCGCAGCAACAGGCTTTATTAAAATTTGCTGGCACATTACCGAAAGGAAATCCTGTAAAAGAATTAATTGAGAGTTCTATAAAGGGTGTTCCGATTAAGGGAAGGAAGTCGTTTACTGGCACCCTTGCTGGTTCTGGAATGGTTGTGACTGGTAAAGTAATTGAGAATGCTGGAAACATGATAAGGTTCTTAAAGGATCTACCAGCAGAAACTGCTATTACCACTGCAATTAAAATGGGCATTCCAGAAGAGAAAGCAGTTAAGCTTTTTCAAGATGGGATAGCAAGGAAGGCAGTAAATTATGCAGCAGCAGGAACGACTGCATATGCAGTCACTGACCTATTAACAGATGACGAAATGCTTTCCATGATGGCCGCAGGAACCGTGGTAGGACTCCCCCTCATGGCAAGGTTTGGTAGAGATATGTCCTTGGTTGGCCGTGAACTAATGGAGCCAGCTACTGAACTAAATTTCTTCCAGCGACTAGGTGCAAATGGCAGGGAAACAATTACTGACAGGATCATTGATCGTGATGGATTTCTTTCTACCGCAAGAGGTACACTAGAAAAGAATTTTGGTGCAGGCCAAGGCAAGGTCTTAAACCGTGCAGTATCCCCAAGGGGACAACTCTCACAGGGATCACAAATGATTGTTGATGTCCTTAATAAAACAAAGCTTGGAAGACCCGTAGAGGGCATTGGAAGGTTGGCAAATCAAACCACTAAGGGCATGGCAATTGGTGGTGCCTTTGGGTATGTTGCTGGTGGTGGAGAGCAAGAGGAAGCTATGTACGGAGGCATGGGTGGAGGTGCTGCGTTTGGTGGAGGTGCTTACACTGCATCAAAACCATTCCGTATGATATCTGGAAAGAGTGCAGCAGAAATACAATCACGCAGGCATGGATCCCTCCAGTACTTTACTAAGAATTTATTGCCATCCAGTATGAAGCAATCCTTTGGAGCAATGGGCAAGGGCGAGCAAATCGCATATGCAAATGCTGCCATGTCGTACAAGGATACCGTATTTAATTTCAAGCAACTTGGTAAGGATGGTAAGGGTGGCCGCCAGTACAGGGTGGATGGAACCTCATATATCGAGGTAAACACAGATTCTGCTTGGGCCATTGAGCCGCTAGTAAGGCATGAGATTAGTCACTACCTAGAGGAAACGGGTGGGTCTAGGTTGTTCACTGACTTATTGCTAGGAAATCATTTACTTGAGAAAGCTGGAGAATTTACTCTAAGAGACTCTGAGGGAAAACCAGTCATGCGTGAGGATGGCAAGGGGTATAAGACAAACTCAAAGCTTGATGATTTTAAGTATGAGTACGGGAAGTTTTTCTTTGAAGAGGGTAAACCAAGACAGGAAGTAATTGACCTTATTCCAGATGAAGTAATTGCCCGTGAAGTTGTGGCCGAGCATGGTGCCGATTTCTTTTTATCTGACAACAGAAGGTACAGGGATCTCCATGAGGGGCCAACTGGTGCATTGATGAGAACAATAGTCTCATCACCTATGTTACAGAATAAACCATTCCTTCGCAGCATGATTGCTCGCCTTGGTGGTACATTTCGTGCAGACGGTTTACTGCAATCTCCCAATGGAGTTTTTGGTGGGATGCAACGAATCCCTGCGGTTACAGAATTACTTAGGAAATATAACCGTGAAATTGAGGGACTTTCTAAGGAGAAGGTACAGGAAAAATTCCCAGTAGATGACGGTCAGAATGTAATTGATATTAAGGGTGCAGAGTTTGCAAAGAACCCAGAACTTATTGAGCAGTTACGAGCAGGGACAATTATGAAGGTAGATGAGAACGGTAACATCGTTCCAGATACCGCCATGACTCCAGCCCAGCAAAGAAAGTACAATAAGGATTTAAGTGATTCCCTGCTTGATGCTATCTCTAGAAAGGATGCCGCAGACGGATTACCAGCAGGGCATATTAGAGAAAAGAAAAATGAAGACACTGGTGCAGTATCCTTTGAAGGCAGGTTTATTGATGAAAGTATTATTGATGAAGTGGCTGGCCAAGGTGGATGGAATAAAGCTCAAATTGCTTTACTTAAAGAGATAAACTTATCACTGAAAAACGGGTCTAATCAAAAAGGTGGATCTGATTGGTTGCTGAGTTACTTTAAGGCCACCGTAAAGGGTGGAGGTAAATATGTTAACGCAAAGGTGCAGCATGTCCTTGAGGTTCCTTACGGAATAGAAATTACACAAAAAGGGAATATCAATATTCGTACAATTTCCGTAGACCAGTTGTATAAAAATATTGATAAGATATTTCGCCAGCAGCAGGCCGAGGTTACTCGTTTATTTGGTACCGCAAACCCAAAGGATTCATTCATGGATGCAATGCATCAATATCATTTGAATCATGCCGAGGGAAAACATGGTTGGCTTAATTTGGATGGAAACCCAGACATGGCAAAAGAGAAGATGAACTTTATAAATGCCATGTTCGGTAAATCATCCAAGGCCCATGCGGATGCTAATCCTTGGCTGGCTGCATTAGACGGTGGGGCAAAGAGCAAGAACCCTCGTCCTATCTATCGTAGTCGCAGGTTAGAACGGATAGGCAAGGCCGATCAATTGACAGGGCAGAGGCATGTGGATCCTGCAAGGATCATTAACAACCTTATGCCGCCAAACAAAGGAACCACTGGCACTAAGGCATTCAAGAATTGGTTTGGTAACTCAAAAGTGGTGGATGAGAAAGGGCAACCATTAGTTGTCCATCATGGTACTGACACCCAATTTAATACTTTTAATGATGGACGAAGTTTAGGCCCACACTTCGGAAACATTGATCAAGCAAATGACATTGTATCTGGAAAAAAGAATACGAATATAATGCCAGTTTACTTGTCGATAAAAAATCCATTGAGATTAATGGATGCTGGCAACGATGATGCAAATTCATTTATAATGCAGTTGTCGGATGTTTTAGACAGAAGGGAAGTTGATCGCTTATACAAACTTGCCCCAGATTCTGAAGCTATAGAAATTAAGTATGGTAGTGGAAGTAAGTTTGATGAGGTATACAGAGATACCAACAGAAGAGCATTGCTTGAGGTAAAAAAATCTTTGATATCCGAAGGATATGATGGGGTAGTTTATAGAAATGAACATGAAGGCAAGCAGAGCAAGTTGGGCGCAGACTCATATATAGCTTTTTCTCCAGAACAAATAAAATCAGCAACTGGCAACAAAGGTACATTTGACTCTGGCAACCCAGACATCCGTTATATGCCGCCCAAGGCAGATGATATGGTGCAGGCAAGGACAAGGTCTGGCATGGAAACTATATCAGTAAGGGATGCCGCAACCCGTGCAGATGTAGACCAAATAAATATGTCCATGCAGGGCAGGCCCCAGTTGTTTAGCAAAGATAAAGATGGTAAGTTTGCTTTCCTCGATGATGCTTTAGCAAAAGAGGGTGTGGAGAAACTAGGTGCTGCTCTCAAAGAAAAAGGGATGAAAGAGCGTATCACAAAAGGCTGGGAAGCAGTTACGAATACAAGCAAAGCATTTAAGGTTCCCACTACTAAATCGAAGAATATTGAACGGATCACCCAGCAGGCATCTGGTGGAAAAATTAAGGTATTACCTTATAAGGATGCTGACAATATAGGTTTTCATTTAGTCACAAAAAGCATGGCAGATAATGTAAAGAAATCATTGAATGACCCAGATGCAGATGATTATTTTAATTCCCCAGAGTCAATATTTGCATATCATAGTCCACTGGATGTTGATTCAAGTGGTCGCAGCATTTTGCATGTAGATTCGTCACAAGCACCAGAGCAGGGACAAGGGTTTGGTTTTACTTCCTATCAGATCTTACTGGATTATGCGGCTGCTAATAATATGGTCTACAAGCCGAGTTCATTAAGTCAAATAAATCAAATTAGATCACTTTCTGCTATGCTTTCCAGTGCGTTAAAGCATAAGTCAACGAAGCACTTAAAACCAAATGTTGACAATGGTTTTTCAAAGGCAGAAGTAAAAGCATTTGGTAAGAATTACGAGCAAGATATTGCTTGGCTTGCAATGGCAGAGATGAACATGGCAAGAGAGAGGTTTAAGGAAATTGGAGATTTTGATTATAATTTTAAAACAGGTAAGTTCTCTGAATTCAATAAACCAATTACAGACAAAAGATTGCGAGATCGATTGATGTCCGATGATCGAATTGGTTGGGGGAAGCCAATGTCAGATGGAGTTGGCCTTGCTACCGCAAAGAGGGCAATCATTACAAATAAGCTTTTCCTCGCACAAGTTAAAGACCAAGGCCCAGTAACCAGCAAAATCTTCGACACTGGCAATATTGATGGCATTGCATACATGCCGCCTAAACCTCCATTTGAATCTATTTCCGTAGATGTCATTAAGAACCTAGAGGGGGACAAGAAAGCGATTCAAGCCAAGCTTACAATGGCAGACTACCCAGACAATCCCTATCAAGATTCAGTGGCACTACCTGCAAGAATGGGGGTAATTAATAATAAAGTTTCTGGTATGTTTAAGAACTACGATGATGTGGTTTCCTTGATTAATAAAATCACTGACAAGATCGAATACTACCAAAAGAAATACCCAGAGTTTACTAAGCGAACCGCAAGCTTTTACTCTGACATGGGCAGGACTGCACTAGACATGGCAAAGTATGTCCCACTAAAGGGACGGGATAAATATGATATTGCAGATCTCCAGCTTAGATTCCTAGCACTTGGTTCCCCTCGTAGTGCAGTGGCCGCCAACATGACAAAGTCTGGCCGTTCAATCATGGGCCATCATACTGGTATCTCTGGACACAAAATAAATCCAGTAGACCAACAGGTTGCAGCCCAAGAAACTGCACTTGATTGGAAGGGTGGAAAACACTTTGAGGTTCTTGATGCAGATCGCAAAGGTGCTAGTGATAAGGTAAGAAATTTCTATCTTAATGGGCTGGCCGAGTTGATTGAAATTGCAAAGGTGGAGGGTACGCAAAAGGATGTTGATATGCTGATGAATCGAGCAGCAGTGACCTTGGATGTAATTAAACCGAAGCAGACCCTATCGGCCAAGCAAACCGTAAAGCTAAAAAAGTTATTAGATGGACTCGCAACCGTAGACATGTGGGACATGGCGGCCAAGGAGTATGCTCACCCAGCTTATGTAATTAAAGCAGGCAGGCCCACGGCCAATGCAAAACCATTTCTCTGGTCTATACCAAAACATAGAGTCGAGAAAACTATGGATCCAAATGGCAAATACTGGAAGGCGGCCAAGAAGGACATGAAGATTGATGACCCAGCGGAGATGAATTTCCAGCAAGCTAATTCCTTACAGGTTGACGGTATTAATAATTGGAATGAAACCACATGGAAGGAACGATCCAAGGCAGGCTTTACTGAAGAAACAAAGTGGTCTTACTACAAAGTGGCAGATGAGGGTGGATTAACTCCGCAAGGTGGTGGGCCATTGTATGATGCCCATCAAACAGTAGACGGTTTAATTGCTGATTCCTTAAATAAAAAAGGTGTAGCCAAGTTCTTCGGAAAAGAAAAACTGTTGGCCAGAAATGCTCAAGAAATCTTATGGGCATTGACCAAGTTCGAGAACCCACTGGAGTCCAACCAAAAGCTGGTTTTATTCGGTGACAGGTTTAAGCACATGAAGGATGCAATGGAGGGACTAAGGGCAGGAAAGGGTCTTGATCCTAAAAAGATATCAAAGGAAGCACAGGGTATCCTAGGGGCAATGCTGGACACTTATAATAAAACCGCAGACCAGAAGTTTCCGTTCGAGGTAGATACTTGGGGGGACTCATCAAATGCAAAGGCTGTACAAGATCAAGTATCAAGTATGGGTGCAGGAGACAGAGATGCTGGGGTTGCTAAAATTACTGATGCAGTGGCAGATCAACTTGGTGCGGAGGTACAAAAGATTGCTGATCAATTTGGTGAAGAACTAGTTGTTCAAAATGTTCAAAGAGGATTTGGAGGCTACACAGAAGATGGGGCCGCAGCAGTGACCCCAAATATTTCAATGACCATGCGAGGCAACCCAGAGACCGTTAAGTCAGTGATGATGGAAGTCTCAAGTGCATTAGACCAAGCAGATGGAAATGTATTTAGGCAGCCTACGATCATTGAATTGAATGACCCTAAAACTAAATTTAATGAAGCAGTATCATTTGATACCAAGCACCTTGATAAACAAAAGATGTCAGACTTCTTCATGGATATTAGTAAGCTAGTAGATTCAGATGGTGATTCTTTTCTTACTGGATTTACTATGACTGATGATGGAATGTTTATTGGTGATCAATACTACAAGAGTGGCAGGCTTCATTCCGAAATTAACTCAAACTTTTCAGCACTTAATAAAGTAATGAAAAAGCATGGGGTTAAAAATATAGAGCAGCATAAATTAGTTTCCGAGACTTTTGCTAGAGGGGAAAAGGTTGGCCGTAGATCGTCATTCCAAAGAGGGATCCATAATCTTATAAAAAGCAAAGTTAAGAATGCACAGG